ATTGGGTGGTTAAAAAAAGACTGATAGGGGGAGTATACCCCCTATTAGTCTTAATATACATATAAACTATAACTACAAAGTTACAGCTGTAAATCCTGCAGAAACTAAATAAGGATTAAGTTTAGCCTCTAAAGCTGTAGTAATAGCTGATGGAGCCGCATTTCCATTATCAAAAGCTATAGTAATTTCTATAAGATTATCAACGCCATTAATTTGAGAAGCTGAAGATCCGTCTTTAGTAGCTACAATTGAATACATATCATATCCTCCAAGAGTAATATTTACTGCTGTTTGAGCTGGAGTAATAGGTTGTGCTATTCTATTATAGTAACCATAGTTTGCACCTCTAAGATTTTCTTCCATTTCTTTTACATAAAAACTTCCACCATATCCTCTTAAACCACCAGTATAAACATCAGCCATAGTAGTTCCATTTGAAGCACCGTCCCACGCAGCATCCATTGTAACTGCATGTTCTTGAATTGACCCATCAGCTAAAACTGCACCTTTCATAAATCCTGTTATAGTTAGAATAGCACCAGCTGAAGTAGCTGTATCTACCCAATGAGGCATATCAGCAACCATTGCTGCTGCAATCGCAGCTGCTTGAATTGTAGGAGAACCAGGAGCTCCTGCTAATACAGGAATTGTATAAGATTTCATTTCAAATGGTTCTGCTCCATTAGCTTTGTTTATTACTTTGAATGTGTGATAACCTGCTGCAGTTGGATTAGTTGCAAAAGTTGCAGTTAAAACTTGAGGTGTTGGAGCTACAAAAGATTTACCACTGTAGTCAATTACATCTTTACCATAAATCCAAGGACTTACAATATTTTTTGAGCCAGTTCCTTGTACAATTCTAAATTGCGCTGAATCCGCTATTACATCTCCAGCTACCATTTCTGTTGGACCTGCTGCACTTAATTTTTGTACACTAATTGCACCGTTTGCTAATACACCTGCAGTGTACGCCATTGCAACATTATTTCCGATTAAAAGTTGTCTTGCCATTTTTTTAAATTTTTTTTAATTATTACTTATTCATTTTTACTAACCTCAGCTTGGTGAGTTTGGTATCGAGGGTCACTAATGCCCTCTAATATGCTGCTTATTGCCATGTCTACAACTTCTTGATGAGCATGTATTGGCAACTCACAACTAACCCCCAAAGATAGTGAAATTTGGGCGGGGTTTCTTATATACGTTATTTTTACTTTGTCTATTATAAATATATCACTTGTGTATAAATCTATATATTCTCCTCTGACAGTTGTTAAAGGAGATGTGTATTTTGTTGTGTTAAATGGATCTTTTAAAAGTGTAAATATATCATCTTGTTGAATAAACTTATTTACTGAAAATTCTTTTCCTGAAAATAAAATTGGAATTCTTCTTGTCCCTAATGTATTTTCACTAAACTGTCCATAAACTACTGAGTTTCCGGCATCATTTACATTATTATTAGATGAAGGCATAACTGAAACTAATGATGTTATTAAATTACTACCTGAAACAGCATTAGTTGTAGATGAATCAGAATGAAACCATGGATAAATAGCAGTATTTACTATAATAATAAATGATCCTGGGTTATCTAAATTTCCATATTGTTCCCAATAAATTTCTATTCCAGGAGCCCAATTTGCAGGACTACTTAAATAAGTTGTATAAGTTTGCAAATCTTGAGGGAATAAATATCCTGGATTTATATTTAAATCTACACTTCCTAAACTAATATTAGAAGGGTCTGCCACCATAGTTAATCTTGTTAACATATAAGTGCCGTCATGTAAATTAGATTGCGGCATAATAAAATAAGAAGTAGGATTTGTACTGTCATATTGAAATCCTATTGGATTGCAATTATTAATAAAAACTTCTGATCTTTGATTTATTAAGTATAAATAATCTGTAGGAAGTTTAAAAGAATCAATCCAAGTATTATTATTATATTGTTCTTTAAATGTAACAGGAGCTGAATACTCTTTAACTAAACTTCTAAGATCATCTATTCTTTTTTGACCTTCTTCAAATCCTGCCCCATACTTATTACCTTTCCCATATTTTAGGTTAATAAATCTCATCTGAGCTTTATTTAATTCAATATCTATTTCTTGAGGAAGAAGCAGATCGGCTTGGAGTGAATTTATTTTATCCACTCCTTGCTCGATTGCTAGATGCATTTCAGCTACATTCATATTATACTAATGATAATTCTTTAAGTTTTGCTCTTAATAAAGTTAATGTACCAGAATTCTTTTTATCTTTTAAATAAACTACAGTGTTATCCATTGTATCGCCAATTACTTCGTCAATAAAAATTACTTGATTACCAATTTTTCTTAAAACTCCAGCTGAAACCATTTCTTCAATTTCTGCTTTTACTTCTAAATTTGAATCTGTTGCTATTTTAATAAATTTTGCAGGCTCACTATTTTTAATTTCATATAAAGAATTTTCAATTTGTTCGTCTGTCATTCTTTCAGGATTAGTATTAGACATTAATCTTAAAATTCTTTTCATGTTACTTATATTTGAAGATACTTTAATAAATTCTTTGTCTGCATCTTTTCTAAGCTGGATAGAATTATTTTTAACTTTGTCTTCTCTTGTAAGATCTTGAATATAAAATCTTTTTGTAAGATTTGTTTCCATTTCACTTTTTGTCAAAGCTACATGTGGATGTTTTAAAGCAAAATTATATTTAATATAATCCATTACACTTATTGGAGATCCATCATCAGTTTTTCCAATCTCTAATTCTATACCTGTAAATCCTACAGGAATACTAAGCTCTGACCAAAACAACTTAGAATGTTTAGGCCAATCAACATGATCTGGATTAACATCTAATATTCCTAACATATATTTTTTTTCTTCTTCTAAAGAAAACCCTTTTAAAGGTTGTCTATTTACAAAGACACTACTAAGCCTCATTACTGCTTCGGCTCTTACTGCTTTAGGTAAGTGATTATCTAAATCTCTTCTCCTAAGGTACACTTTTTTACTCATAATTTAGTTCTTTTTAAGTTTTAATTAAGTGGATGTAAAGAATAACTCTCCGTATAACGATCAATTAAAGAAGTGGGGGATTGCTCCCCCACAACCTCAACCAAAAACCAATATATAAACGCAAATTAATGCCAAATTAAGCTGTACAAGTGATGTCTAGCGAAGTATCAAAACGTCTTAAGCAGATAGCCGCAGTTTTCAACATATGTACAGATGCCCCATCAACGTCAGATGCTCTAGAACTTGTAGAATCAAATCCTCTAGGAACAACAGACCCAGCTACACACCATCTCATAGATTCACGACCTTTTTTGGAGATCATTTGTAAGTTGTTTTGACCGTCATAATTTGATTGGTCAACAAATACCATTCTATAAGATTCTAATGAGTATCCTGTAATAGGGTGTTTTGCACGAGCTTGAGCAACAGCACCATGATCAAACAATGGTAATTTTACCACGTTTACAGTGTGTCCATCAATATGCTCGTACGAAGTAAAGTAACCACTCATACCTAGTGATCTTCCAGAACCAGTAATAAAACGATTCTCTCCCCCCACTTTCCAAGAACCAGCAGCGCCTGAAAAATGTGATTTAAGAGCTTCGTCAAATTCTCTAGCTCCTCCAGTACCAGTGTATAGAGTTACTTGTTTTTGAGCAGCATCAGTCATTTGATAAAATAAATCACCAATGATGTTCTTTAATTTTGTCTCAGTCATTACAGAGTAAGTATCGCTATTTACGATTTGCTCTAAAAGACCTGGACCTACGATTACAGGTTGACCATTTTCATCTTTCATAAAAGTCGTACCATTTGAATCATAAGTTTTTTGACCATACCAGTAATACATTTCACATTCTTCTTTAAAGTCAAGCATGTGTAAGTACTCTTCATAGTCCATCCAAAGTTTTGTAGTTGATCCACCTTTAGTAGGTAAAGCAAATTCTGCTACAAAATCTTTAGCATTTCCAGACATATGGTAAGATTTTCTAACTGTAGTTAGTTTGTTTCTTACTTTTCCTGGAGTTTCCCAGTTTGAAGCATTACCTCTAGAGAAGTCTACTCCTACTGGTGCATACATTTGAGCCC